AATAAGTGCTACGTAGAAAGAAAAGAGACTAAAGATTTCATAGGGACTTTTACAGGAGGCTGCGAAAGATTTTCTAGAGAGTTAGAGAGAGCCAAAGAGAAGGACGCATATGTTGTAGTAGTTGTCGAAAACTCTTTAGATAATATGATGAAGTTCAACTACCTAAAGTATGTGACAAAAAAAGTGCAGGTAACGCCTGAATTTGTAATGAGAAACGTTAGAGATATAATTCAGAAGCATGATAACGTCCAGTTCCTTTTCGCCAAAGGCAGGACAGAAGCTACAAGACTAACAAGAAAGCTATTCTTTTGTGGGACAAACTACAAGGACATAGATCTGCAGCTAGCTTATGATTTAAAAATTTTGTGACATGTGGGCAAGTCCGGAGAAATACGAGATAGAAATCGAAGATGTAAACGCTAGATTAGCTAAGCTAGAAGGCTTCCTCGATGATAAAAAAGCAAGAATTACTTTAGCGCAGTTTCTAAGAAGTAACTTGTACTTTACAACATATCTACTGACTGGTATTAAACTAGCTCCATACCAAGAAATAACGTTAAGAGGGTTGTTTAATAGGAACTTTAGCATGTGCGTGTGGGGTCGTGGTTGCGGTAAGTCTTTCATAGCTTCTATATACTGTTTCCTTCAATGCATTTTTGAACCCAATACAAAAATACTCATAGCTGGCCCGACTTTCCGTACAGCAAGGTTCATTTTCAACAATATAGAAAAGATAGCAGAGACAAAGGAGGCTGCTCTGCTAGCTCAAGCCTTCGGAGCTAAAACAAAAAGAAATGACCAGTACGAATGGAAAATAAATGGCGGTACTATAACGGCCATCCCCTTAAGTGGCGAAAAGATTCGTGGTTTTCGTGCTAACGTACTTGTGCTTGACGAGTTTATGCTTTTGCCAGAGGACATAATTAAAAATGTTTTAATGCCCTTCTTGGTCGCCCCCCAAGACATGACAAGAAGAATGCAGGTCAAGGAAATAGAGGACGAATTAATACAACAAGGAGCAATCGAAGAAAAGGACAGAACTAAGTTTGAGAACACCTCCAAGATGATAGCCCTATCTTCTGCAAGCTACACTTTCGAAAATTTATACAAGACATACCAAGAATGGGTAGGTAAAATAGAAACTAAAGAAGACGAGCAAGAAGCCAAATACTTCGTTTCTCAATTAGGCTACGAGGCCCTGCCTGAGGAAATGATAGACAGGACCATTATTGATGAAGCCTCAGAAGGAGGAGCCTCTCACTACTCTTTTCAACGAGAGTATTGCGCTCAGTTTACAGATGGTAGCGACAGTTACTTTAGCGCTAAGAAGATGGACCTATGCACCTTAACGGGCGATGAAGAGCCTTCTACTTTAATGGTTGGTAGATCTGGCAAGCGTTATGTTCTAGGTGTTGACCCTAATATGAGCGATAGTCCTTCGGCTGACTACTTTGCTATGGCTGTAATGGAAATAGATGACAGTACGGGTCGGGGAATTTTAGTCCATAGTTATGCGGGTTTGGGTAGCTTAAACAATCATGTAAAATATTTAGCTTATATACTTCAAGCTTTTAATATTGTTTTTATATGTCTTGATAATGCTGGCTCTGATACTTTTTTAGATAGCTGCAATGAGTCTCAATTTTTTAAAGACGCTAGAGTAAACTTAAAAACGATTCCTTTAAATTCGGATGCAGAGGGACTAGATTATCAAAAATCCTTAAAGCAAGCAAAGATAAAATATAATTTAGAGAATAATCAAATTTGCTTTAATCAAGTTTTTACAACTACCTTTATTCGTCGGGCTAACGAGCATCTCCAAGCTTGTATAGATTATAAGAAAATTTGGTTTGCCTCGAGAACAGCTTCTAACGAAACCTTTTTTAATAGAACAAGCACTCTTAGGCTTCCTTACCCTAAAAAAATAATTTTTACTGGAGACAGGAAAGATTGGACTATGCTTGATTTTATAGAGCATCAAGACGACATGATTTACCAAACAAAAAAACAATGCAGCTTGGTGGAGCACAAAACAACTTCTAGGGGATCACAGAATTTTGACCTGCCTCAGCACCTTAAGAGGTCAAACTCCCCTAATAAAGCAAGAAAAGATAATTATTCAGCATTAATGTTGGCGAATTGGGGCCTTAAGCTATATAACGATATAACTAGAGCGGAAGTCAATAATAATAAGGAGACTTTCGAGCCTGTTATGCTTTTTTAAGTGTAACTAACATCAAATAAGCTGTTATGCCGTCAAAATTAACAACCGGACAAATAGATTCTGATACTTTTATTCAGTTCATTCATAAAAAGGTTTCAGGATCTGCTACCAACACAAGCGGATTTTACGCTTACAGCAATCCTCTGGGTTTTTTAGAGACAGACAGCTTCACCGGACATAGCGGAGTATTATCTGGGCAGACGACTACTCAAGTGACTGCGGTTAGTGGGGCTTTGGACAATAGTGGGTCATTGCTTTTCAACAAGGCGGAAAGTGTGTCGGGTCATGCCGAGTCCTTCACTTCCGGCGCAAGCGGTGCGCTGCAAAATACTATAGTTGTCTGCTCGGGGCAATTCTCTTCAACTAGTGGAGAGTTCTTGAAGTCTGGTAGTTTTTACCATACAGGTTCGGGAGACTTTTCGGTTTCTGCAGCATCGGGAGCCTTAGCCTTTTCTTCTGGTCATAATGATACGCAGGGGCTTTTTCTTGCGACAGGAAACACAGCAAATAAGGATGGTTGGGTTAAAATAGTAGATAAGCCAGAAATGACAGGTTTCGTTGCTGCTTCTAGCGGAGATTTAAAAACTAGCTTAAATACTACCGGAACAAATCTGAATACGTCTATATCTAACATCTTAACTGATACTTCTACAAATTTCTCAGCAGCTAAAACCTTCAGTGCAGGTATAAAGACTAATAAGATAGAACTAAGTGGAGACGGAGTGACACTTAGGGTTAATGCGAATAACTCTCTTACGTTTGATGACGTAAGTGGTTCGTTACTCACTATGTCTCCGGGATATGGATCAGACTCTCCTGTCTTTTCTGTAACTGATAAAGCCGGTCTGCCTCTTATAGATGTTTACGATGACGATAGGCTGAACTTTGGCCCTTATGGCACGAACCCACTAAATGTTAGTGGGGAGCGTGTATACTTTGGAAATTATAAGTCTTACATAAGCGGAAGCACGATATCTCTTAGTGGTGACCCATTAACGGTAAATGATGTATTTACAGTCAGTGGTCTATCTGGTGGGTACGTATTCTTGAATAATTTACCCGAATGGCCCAATATAGGTGGGCTAAATAGTGGTGCGCTTTTCAGAAGCGGTAACCCGGGAGTAGGTCCCGGAATATTATGCGTTGTTTAAAAAATGACAAAGAAAACAAATAACAAGAAAGAGGAAGTCACACCAATGATGACGAGCTTTGCCGCTTCGCCATATACAACCGTCGATCAGTCAAGTAGGACGCGCAGGAATGTTGGAGGCCAGATAAATAGGACAAATAGGTATGAGAATATCGAGAACGGTTTAGTTCCCTACAAGTTTTCTAAAGGCGTCCAGAATAAAAGTTCTTTGGATGTGAGTGACGTCGTTGTCCTTTGTCAAAAAGCTTATTATAATTTTTCAGTTTTTAGAAATGTCATTGATTTGATGACGGAGTTCTCCGCTACAAAAGTCTATTTCACTGGTGGTAGTAAAAAGTCAAGAGATTTTCTCGAAGCATTGTTTAGGAAAATAGATCTCCAAAGTTTTTTGGATAAGTTCTTCAGAGAATATTATCGTTCCGGGAATGTTTTTGTTCATAGGTTTGATACAAAGATACAGCCAGACGATTTAAAAAAGATCACCCAGACTTATGGCGCTAACTACCTGAAGCTTACCGAGGAAGAAAACACCTTACCTTCTAGGTATATAATTTTAAACCCTGCTGATATACAAATGGGGGGGAATATATCCTTTAGCTCTGGGGTATACTATAAAGTTTTAAGTGACTACGAACTAGAGAGACTGAAGAATCCAAAGACTGAAGAAGACAAGCAAGTTTATGAGTCATTAGACCCAGAGGCCAAGAAAGCTTTAAAAGGGAGAAACGTTGGAGTACTTAGTATACGGCTAGACCCCGATAAGTGTAGTCCAGTTTTTTACAAAAAGCAAGACTACGAACCATTCGCTGTGCCTATGGGCTTTCCAGTTTTGGAAGATATAAATTGGAAGTCCGAGATGAAGAAGATGGATATGGCTATAACCCGGACAACTAACCAAGCTATCTTGCTTATCACAATGGGTTCAGAGTTGAAAGACGGAAGTCTCAACGTTAACCAAAGAAGCATCGAGACAATGCAAAAACTTTTCGAAAATCAATCAGTTGGAAAGGTTTTAGTATCAGACTACACAACTGAAGCAAAATTTGTTATTCCTGACATTGCTGGGATTCTTGATCCTAAAAAATACAATGTTGTTAATACTGATATACAAATGGGGCTGAATAATATTTTAGTTGGAGAAGATAAGTTTGCTAATACAAGTATTAAGATTCAAGTATTTATAGAAAGACTTAAGCAGGGTAGAGATGCATTTATTAATCAATTTTTATCCCCAGAGATTAAAAGAATTTGTAAGTCGCTAGGCTTTAAAAATTATCCTCAACCTCACTTTCAAGAGATTGAACTAAAAGATAAGACTACTTGGAATAGGGTTGTCGCTCAGCTTCTGCAATATGGAGTTTTGACTGCAGAAGAAGGCCTTCAGGCTATCGACACGGGACGTCTACCAGAACCAACAGAATCTATAGAGTCCCAAAAGAGATTCAAGGACTTAAAAGAGGAAGGTTATTATGCTCCACTCATAGGTGGGGGCCAAGAAGAAGGTCGGCCTGAGGGAAGTAAATCCCCGCAAACAACGAAAAAGGTTACCCCTGTTGGAGAAAACACGAGCGGTTCTCAAAAGTTTAGTGTTGAAAAGATTAAGCAGAATTTGTCTTTAGCTGAGAAGCTTGAGACAGAAGTGCAAGAGCATTTAAAATTGAAATACGAAAACAAAAGAGTTACTAATAAAATTAGAAGCCTTGCGAATGAAGTATGCAAGGTGGTCATGGCTAACGAACCGGCAGAAAAATGGTTGGATAAAAGCAAGAAGTATGTAGATAACCCAACAGACACTAATTTTAAAAAAGTTAAGGAAATACAGAGTATAGCTTATGAGCATCAAGTAGATGATTACTTAGCAAGCTTACTCTATGAAAGCAAAATTTAATAAAAATGAGCGAACAAGACAATATACAAGACGTTAATCAGTACATGGGAGCAGATACAATAGATATAATTGTACCGGATATTCCCCTACCCCCAGAACCTGAAGAAAAAGCAGAAGAAATAGAAGATAAGGTTGATGGAGCTTTTAAATTTGCTTTTATAGGGGCTGGTCAAGGTGGATCCAGAATAGCAGAAACTTTTCACAAATTAGGCTATAGGAAAATAGGTATTCTCAATACGGCTGAGCAAGATATGAACAGTATCAATGTGGAAAACAAGCTTTGCATAGGTACTGGAGGAGCTGGTAAAGATAGAGCCGTAGCTCAAAAATGTTTTAACGAAAGAAGAGACGACGTTTTAGATTTTATGCGTCGGTCTTTCGGCGATGATGTAGACAGAGTGTTTATTTGTGCTGGAGCCGGAGGAGGCTCGGGAGCGGGTACTTTAGTTCCTCTGGTTGAAACCTGTAGGGAGCTTCATGAGTCCATTGGTGCAGATAGTAAGAAGGTTGGCGTTATTCTGGCTCTGCCAAAATATTCAGAAGGTAGGAGGGTTAATGCTAACGCATATGAGACGCTCAAGGATGCGTGTGACTTGGTCAAGAAAGGGATGGTCTCTCCTTTGGTGATTATAGATAACGAAAAAACTAGCAAGATATACTCTAATGTGTCTGTAGCTAACTTTTGGCAGACAGCTAACATGAGTATGGCTGGAGTTTTTCACTTATTCAATATGACAGCCTCGAAAGACAGTTCGTATTCATCTTTCGATTCTAGTGACTATAAAGGTGTGCTTGATTCTGGTATCGTAGTTTTTGGAGCTACTCCGGTCTCGGATTGGAAAGACCCAATAAACATCTCCAGAGCAGTGAGGGGTATTGCTCAAAGCGGTAGTATGTCGGGAGGTATAGATATAGCTACCGCTAATACAGCGGGAGCTATTTTGATTGGAGGGAAAGAGGTTTTAGATAACATCCCCCAATCTAATCTCGATCAAGCTTTCGATCAGTTTACTAGGATCCTCAGTTCGGGGAGTACAGTACACAGGGGTATATATAGCGGTGACAAAGAGACCCTTACCGTTTTCACCATCATTGGTGGAATATCTACCCCTAAGGAGAAGTTAGACGAGCTAATGAAGCTAGGAGATTTAGAGGAAACCCCTTAAAGAAAATATTTCTAAAAGTGGAAAAAACAATGTAATTGAATGTATATAATAGGAGAAATTTAGAATGGCAAATACAGACACAGCTTTTATTTTAAGCAAACACGGCAGCCCGATCACTCAACTCACTAGTGGTGCCGGGGCTGGTAAAATCAAATTCATCGTTGGGGGTGCGATCAAATCTGCTGCAGCCACAACTGCTGGTGGAACAGGCCCGACAGGGATTATTGTTCCCCTTCATGGAGCGAACATAACAAGCTTCCCTGATCATGACTCTACGATGAGTCATACAGCTACCAATGTTTTGGGTGATCCTGCAGAAGGCAATTATTCTTTGACTTCTGGCGACTTGTTCGTAGAAAACGGAACCGCTCTAAAAAATGGTGGCGCACAAAAATTTGTTAACGCTGTACTTGACTCAGCCTATAGAGGCTACACTTCTGGTGTTGCTCAATCTAGTGGGCTCAGCAGCATGACAGTTACAAGGGGAGACCTAAGTCTCTCAAATACTGCCGTCAACGACGGCACGGGAGTTATTAATACTTACAGCAGAAGCTATACTGTTAACTTTAAATACTTCCAGTCTGGGACTATTAATTCCTCCGGTTCTCTTGATCCGGCTAAGCCAGATATCGCAGATGATAATTCGGACGGTGCTCCGTTCTAATTCTAGAAGCTGTTTTTTCCTATTTGAAACCCCCCGTGTTTATGGGGGGTTTTTTTATTTTTTTTATAAGTTTTTTAAAAATAAGTGTATAAACTTTTAGGCAACTTGATGCAATTTAATTTTAAGATGAAATCTTTAGATATAGACTATGCCATAGGAGCAAAGCCAACACTGACTTCCAGCATAAGCAACACCTTGAATAATGATGACCTAGCTATAGAATTCTCGAACAAAGTTAAGGAAATGCTCTTTAGAAAAGTCAGCTCTCATAATTCAACTAACGATGTTGAGGTAAGTCTAGACCAAGTGACTAAAATTTTTAAAAACAGTTTCACGAGTTATCTTAAACCAAGTTTTGCCCTAGCCGACGTGAACATATTTCTCAACATGGCTACAGTAGGAAATGTTGATATGGGTGACTACTTTGAGCCATCAATGGAAGAAATAAAAGAGGCAGAAAGAGAAGTCAAGGGGCACGGTCTAGATAATTATGACTTTAGGGACGTAGATGATCTTTATCTACAAACTGATGAAGAGTTAAAAGATGAAGCTAGTACTTGGCTCGCAAATGTAATCTAAGGAAAAGAAAAATGTCAAGATCAACAAATTCACAACAGACGCAGGGAGTGCCTTCGGTATCAAGAACTGCTAACAAAACTGGAGCAGGAGCTGTAGTCGCTGCTAGTAGCGGAGATACTATTATAATCACCGACATACTAGCTTCTGCAGCTACAACTTTAAGCACAGCTGCGGCCGGAACAGAAACTATTATAGCTTACGCTCCTGCTGGATCGACTAGCCTTAATCAAGGTGTTCAAGTACCTACCAGTTCTGGCGTTTACAGTAGCGCTGGGAATGTGACAGTGAATTATTACGTAATTTAAAATGAAATATACTACAATTTTTAGCTCTAATGTAAAGCCTATAGTTTCAGAAGAGAGGGATAAATATTTAGCTTTAGCATCAGCTATAGAAGTTGCTCAATTCGTACCAGACATAGATACCGATAAACAAGTTGATTTATTGCCAATAGCTTTTAATGCTTTTGTTGCTAATAGGGTAAATAGGAATGGCGACGTTGTAGATACGGAAACAGCGCTTGCCTTCTATAAAGATTTTAAAAATAAGCCTATTAATATTGAGCATAATAGAGATAGGGTGATTGGGACTATTTTGACTGCTGGATTTTCTGAATTCGGTACAGACAAAGCTCTCACAGAAGAGGAAGTAGTAGATCTAGAAGGCCCATTCAATGTAACCTTAGGGGGAGTCATTTGGAAAGTAGTAAATGAAAGATTAGCTAGCCTAATAGAAGACTCAGCTGATCCAAGTAGTGAAGACTACATGAAGATTAGCGCTAGCTGGGAGTTAGGTTTTGCTGATTTTAATTTGGTGCTTTTGGAAGGAAACGATAAGAACATAGAAAATGGAACTGTTATCGACAATGAGATCGAGATCAAAGCTCTAGAAGATAACCTTAAAGCTATGGGGGGAGAGGGCAAAACCAGAGATGGTAAATTTATATATAGAAAGGTGATTGGCAACGTCGTTCCTTTAGGTATAGGCCTGACTGAAACACCTGCTGCAGACGTAAAAGGCATATCGACTGATACTACTGCAGAACTAGAAGATCTACAGAGCAAACTCTCTATGGAGAAAGAAAAAGACGCTTTTGCTGAAGTTGATAAAACTTCACAAATACAAGAAAATAATGTAATAATCCAAAACGAGGAAAAAATTATGAAAATAGAAAGTATTAAAGACATCACTAATGAGTCTTTGAAAGAGCTTTCTGCCTCGGCTGTTTCTGATTATATCGAATCGGAACTCAAGGAAGCATCCGAGAGATTCTCAGCCGAAAAAAGTAAGGTGGAAGCAAATCTCAAAGATGCACAAGAGAAGATCGAGTCTGTTTCGGCAGACAACGATAAAATCAAAGCTGAACTAGATTCTGTTACGGAGAAGTTGAGCGGTCTTGAAGCCGAAAAGACAGAAAGAGAAGCTGAGGAGTTATTCAATCAAAGAATGGCCTCCTTGGACGAATCTTTTATTCTTGAGGATAATGATCGCCAAGTTCTTGCCGAGCAGGTCAAGAGTCTTGACGAAGAGGGATGGGAATCCTTCTCGAAGAGAATGGATGTTCTGCTTAGGGACAAGTCAAGAGAAGTTTTGGCTAAGAAAGAAGAAGAGAAGAAGGCTGTTGAGGCTACTCAGGTTGAGGAAAAACCCGAAGAGACCAAAGCTTCTGATAATGTCGTTGAAGACGCCATTGACAGAGGTGAAGAGGAATCAGAGGTCGTACCTACTTCCACGCAGGCTTCCGAAGGTTCTACTTTCGATAAATATAAGGACGCTTTTAGCGTAGAACAATTTGATATTAAATATTAATATTTTAGGAGATAATAAATTATGGCAACGTTTGTAAAAAACACACAACGGCTGAAGCCTTTTAGGCAACACGCTGAGACAGACGTCGTTAACCTTTTCAGTCTGAAAGACGATGACGGAGACGTCGTAGCTTCTTATTCTGACCTTAAAGCCGATGGCGGCAAGGTCAATAAGGGGCTCGTGGTTTCTGTTAAGAATGGCTGGAAAAATACCGACGATCCTGTAAATAAGACTGGCATTGGCAACCCCGGTGCTACTTATTCAAACACGGTATCATTCCGTTACGGCGCAGCTGCAACAGTGGAACCTTGTGCTTCCGGTTCACAACCTCTCGGTTTAACCATTTGGGACGTCGCAGAAGTCGACGAGAATGGCGAGAAGTTGATTTACCATCCGCGCAAGGCCGCTGAAATGCAGGCTGTGGTTAGTGGTCAGGCAGTTCCTGTCTTGACCAAGGGTATTGTTCTTTATAGTGGGAACTTGACTAGCGGTGGCGCTGATAGCGTTTCGGCTGGTGCTAAGGTTTATGCTGACATGCTTCGTCAGGGTGATCTGAGTTCCTCTTCTACAGAGAGTACTGGCGGAGCAAGCCAAATTCAAGTAGGCACTGCTCTTGGGGCTACTGATGCTGATGGTTTCATTCTGTTGAAGATTGACCTCTAAGATTTAAGAAAGGAAATTTAAGAAAATGAGACTTAAGTTAAAAAACACCCCAGAACAAGTGGAACTCATCAAAGCGATGGGTAATAAAAATCAGCTTGTTGCACGCGAAGCCTCAGAAGCTTTTGCAGCTTTTCTAGGCCCTGTGGTTCAGAAAGTTTTGCAGCAGGCCGCTACGGCCGGAGCCATCTACACGGATGCTCCATTTAATCAAGACGAAGGAGCTAGTTATCCTCTAGACTTGTACTATAACGACACCAATGATGGTTACGTTAGCGTATGGTCACAGAACGTCGCTGGTGGTCTCCCGACCTCACAAGACGTCTCTGCGATTCAAGAGTTGAAGATCGCTACTTATCGTTTGGATACGGCCGTTTCGATCACCAAGAAATACGCCAGACAAGCTAGACTCGATGTAGTCAGTAAGCTTATCGAACGTATGGCTCAGGAAGTACTACTCAAGCAGGAAAGAAATGCTTGGGCAGTAGCTCTTTACGCATTGGCTAATGCGAGCACAAGCCATGTGACTGCTAGCTCCGTTGGAGTTACGTCATTGGCCGCTGGTTCACATGTTATCCCTGCGTATAACACTAACAGATTCCAGCTCGCCGACCTTAACAAGTTGATGACTCTCAATAAGAGAATCAATCAGTCTTGGGCAGCTGGTACCGCCGATGCCCCTTACAGTGCAGGTATTACTGACTTGTATGTCAGCCCTGAGATCAAGGAGCAGATTCGTGCCTTTGCTTATCAACCGATGAACACAAAGGGCGCGGGTCAGGACACCCCAAGAAGTGACGTTGCGCTTCCGGATAATATTCGTACCGATATCTTTAATTCTGCTGGTATGCAGGAGATTTATGGTGTGAATGTTGTCGAGCTTAACGAACTTGGTATTGGACAGAAGTACAACACCTTGTTTGACGAGTTTGATAGTGGCAATATCGCTCCTCATGGTTCTACCGCTGGCACAGCTATTGCTTTTGCTGGTGCGACTCATGAACTCGCTGTTGGTATTGATAACAGCAAGGGTGCCTTCGTAAGAGCCCTCGCTCAGGATAGTGATTCAGGCGACACCTTCACAACTGCCCCTGATGATCAGTTCACTCAGAGAAATGAGAGAATTGGTTTCTACGGTTCGTTGGAAGAGGGAAGAGTTTGTATCGACTCTAGAGCGATTGTTGGTTTAACAGTTTAATAAACCAGAACTACATATGTCAAAGCCCCCTTTTCGGAGGGGGCTTTTTTTGTTCTTTTGTTGGGCGGTTTCGTGTAAAAGTATGTATAACGGGAAAAGGATAAAGTTATGGCTGCAAAGAAAAAAACAACGGCTAAGCGTAAGAATACACCAAAAGCTAAGGCTAAGGCGAAAACAAGAACAAAGGTAAAAGAGATGACTCAGACTCACGCAATGGAGGAAAAAGAGTCTTTTCAGAAGACTTCTTTAGATCAAATCTGGGGTGATACGGGCTTATCTAAGTATGGCACTCAGGACGAACAAGAGTATGTGTCTACCATCAGGGCCATGAATAGAAGTGATCTCCATTCTCATGCTGTTAAATATGGTATTTTGCCAGTCGATAATAGAGAACTTTTGACAACTAGACTTCTTAGAGAGTTCAAGAAATATATTCTGTCTTACAAAAAGCCTATAAAGGCAGGAGATAAGGTGGATAAAAAGACATCTAAGAAAGCTAGCTCTATTCTAGCTGAAGGTAGATAAGGTGTAATTATGTCTGTATGTCTCATACTATCAAGACAGGACAGTTAGACCTTGCTGGCTTAAAAACTTATTTTTCGACTAGTTTATCCGGCAGTGCCTCCAACACTTCCGGATTTATTACTTATGAGAATCCTTCTGCATATTCAACGCAAGCATATGTAACCGGCATAAGCGGAGACATATCTGGTTATATTGACTCAGTAAGCGGAGATATATCTTCTAATCTTGGCCAATCTGGTGTCGATTTGAGCGGCTACACCACCTCTATTCGTACAGAGTTAAAGTCTGATATAGATTTTGTAAGTGGTAAAAATACAGAGCTAAGTGGGGAATATTCTGGGACTAAACTACTCTCTCAAGATAATGCTGCTGACATAGATTCCCTGAGTGGTGATTTAATTACAACAGGTCAAACTCTTTTGTCTTGGGTAACGGGAGCAAGTGGGGCAGGAGTTAGCGGGTTTGTTACTGGTTTGATGAATGAAACCAGTGGTGCTCTAGACCAAAAGATAACTAACTTAAACGTTAACTTAAGAAGTCATGTATTATCGGACTATTTATCGAAAAGAGATTCAGGTGGTACCGCAGGTGTATCAGGGGTAGTCTCTTTCCTTAAGAAAGCTAATTTTAAAAGAGGTGTAGAGCTTGAAAGAGTAGCTGCTCATGATGAGATCTCAACACACCAAAGTGGAACTAGTGTCTATTCTCTAGTTAGTGGTCACACCGAAGCAGGCGCAGCCCATCAAGTTATGACCAGCTTTTTGAGATTTCCTCATTCTGGGGATAGTGCTCAACAAAATGTAATAGTGGGCTCATTTATGTATAGTGGGAGTATATCGTAATGGGGTCTAGTAATGGTCAAATAAGAAAGCTCACTAGTGGCCTAGTAATGCACACTAACGAGCTTTACTATAAAAGCTATAGTGGAGAGCCCACTAGAAATTTAATGCCTGTAGCGGAGTCTAACAGCGGCTTTAGCGCTAGGTTAGGAGGCAACACTCACGCCTTCTACAGAATATATAAAGATAAAGACCCTCACCAGCAAGGCATGTTTAAGTCTCTAGCTCCCGGAAGCATGACGTACAAGGATGTTGTCTATAAATATAGATGGACTGGGGGTAGTTATCTTATGGGTCTACACACTTTTAGCGCTACTGACTACGCTTCTCTTTATTTAGATATAGGCTCAGAGTACACTTTGTCCTGTGAAGTGTTCGTTTCTAAGACTCATTACAGAGCAGACAAAGCATTATGGCCGGTAATGTCCATAAAGGCTACTGATCAAGCTAAGTCTTACGGTTATTACGATTTCTCTAAAAAGGGCACTTGGCAGGTAGTTACGGTATTAGTAAGACCCAGTTTAAGGTCTACCACCACAGCAACCTCAGGAACCAGCAGTTCTGGCTCGGAGAGTGGTGGTAGCTCAGGCGTAAGCGGAGTAGTGCAAACAAGTCTTCACCATACAGTTTATTTCTGGCCACACGAAGGGACCACTTCAAGTAGTCAAAAAAGCGATGGTTATATTTTATATAAAAACCCTCAATTAGAAAAAAATAAAAAAGTCTACCAAGGCAAGGCTCATAGGACACAGTTTTCTCGCGGCTCTAGGGCCGCTTCTAACAGCCTTAAAGACATAAGTGGCAACAAGAACTCGTTAAGTGTTGTTCGGTCAGAATTTGATGATAACGCCTTGCCTTTGTTCTCCAAGAATAAGTACCAAAATCTAGGTCTTACAGCTACTAAGAGTGGGTACTCTTCTACTTTTAACATTGGGAGCACAACTAAAAAGAGTTATGAATTTTGGATTAATTTAGCCTCAGCTAGCGAGGGAACGTCTACTTTACTCTATTCGGACTTAAGCAGGGGGGCAAACTTTATAAACCAAGAAAACATTTCTAGAAAACAACACGTTTTCATCAGTCAGGGGAGAGTGCATTGTAATTTATATAATGAATTTGGCTTATCTAGTAGTTGCTTTACTCAGGATGAATGTATTTACTCTTCTACTATCGCTCATATAATAGTGTCTATCAACATGAGCTTATCTAGTAATAAAATTAAAATCTATGTTAATGGTTATGAAAAGTCTGTTGAAAATGTTTTTTCTCTTCAGTCACCTAAAGACTTGTCGGCAATAACGTACCCTACGGCATCCAAAGGGAAGTTGATCTCTAACGCTAATATAAATTATAAAGTTTCATCATATAATGAGGACGGAGAGTCTGCTTCCACGGCTAACAGAAAAGTCTTCGTACCCGGATCTAAACTCGGAGTTTTATTGAATTGGCTAAATGTCCCTAACGCAAAGAGTTTTTATGTATATAAGTCTGTAAGTATTTTAAATAAATTTAGCAATATTTCTTTATTAGCTAATGTGCCTAATCCTTTTTTTGGAGTGGAGCCAGAAGCCATGATTAGCTTTAGAGACGATGGCACTGGGGTTCTAAGTTCGGGATCTCCAAAGTCTAGTTCAGCATATTCAAAATATACCTTAAAAAGCACAACTTTTTATGATGGCACTAATTTGAAGCTGTCTATAGGAGACTATCCTGTTGCTGGTGATAAAACTGAGGAAACATATTCGCAGGGTAAAATTTATAAAGTTTCTGTATACAAGAAAGCCTTGTCTTCTTCAGACGCTTTAAACAGTTATATACAAGGCTACAGAGATTTTAATTTAAATAGCGGCACAGCTGATTATAACTTTTCGGTTTCTGCTGGCACTTCTATAGGAGGCCTTGGAGGATATTAAAATGGCAAGTAAGGTAAATTACGGAAGATATAGAGTAAATACAGACGGTCTGGTCTTTAGAGTAGATGGATACAGCCAGAGAAGTAAAGAACACAATTCCGAGTATTGGAGAGATCTGACCCCAAGTGGTTTAGATGTCAAGCTCGAAAATAGTGGGTTATACGATGAGACAAGCGGTTATTATAAGTTTAGAGCAGGTACATCTAACACTTATGCGGCAGTATCCGGATCTAACTTTACTGGCTTGAGGTCCCTTGGGGTTTTTAAAGATAATGACTCCAGCTTCACTATAGAAACTTTTTTTCAAATTAAAACTGGAGAAAGTTCAGCGTCAGATGACGGAGCTGTAATTTTTGGAAATACTGACCATAATAAAAGTGGTTATTCTTATGGCTTTGTCGCTTCAACGGGACAGGGAGGTGGCATTAGCGGGCTTAACGCTGTCTTAGCTAGCGTTAAGAAAGACCAAGGAGTCAATCATCCTTGGACTGGGATTACGGGAGTTCTGTCAAACCCGGCTTCTCCGTCCATTCTGCCTAATAACTTCTATCATGCCGCAATGACATATAGCGCTTCAGACGGTGTCGCTATCAGCTATTTAGATGGAGTGGCGAAAGGAACTGGGCAACTGCCAAACAGCACGGATCTAATTAACGGATCTGGTCTATCAACAAACTACGAGCAGTTGTATATAGGAGGAAACTCCAGTTCTGGAATTAACGTTGACGTAGGCATGGCCTCAGCCTATAACAGGGCTTTGTCGAGCGGAGAAGTCTTTGGCAATTGTCAGTCTGTGAAGCATAGATACGGTGGCGGATATTAGTTTTGAGATTTGGCTTTTTAAGCCTTAAAACTAGTAAATGAATGAAGTTCCTTTTTACGAGGCAGCCAAGCCCCTCTTTAAAGAAAAGTCAAGAGGGCAGATAAACGCAAAAGATGTAATTCTAAAGATTAATGCTTTTTCTTTTGGAGATACTCTTGCGGCGACACCCACGCTAAGAAAATTAGCCCATTCTTACGCTAAGAAGATTATTGTTGCTACCAGCAAGCCGTTCTTATTTGAGCATAATCCGCATGTAGAATTTACTATTAATCTTAATGATTTTAAAGACGAGTTTTATGAAAACTACGAAGTCTTAGATACTTTTAACTCAATAGGTAAAGAAGATAAAGCTGGCATAGAGTCAAAATATGGACTCTTCGACATAAGAAGGATACATTGCACTGAGATAGGGTTTGACCTAAGGCCAGACGAGATGCACTGCGACTACTATCCGGGACCTGTTGAATTCGAAGAGAAGGATCAAGAGTTTATTAATAATAATAACTATGTCGTTATCCATATTGGAAAAAATTGGCCTAGCAGAACTTGGCCGGAAGATAGCTATAAGAACTTAATTAAAGGTTTAAATGACGAAGGAGTTGCCGTGGCCTTAGTGGGTTTCGATCAAAGTCCAGATCCCGGAAAGTATGATCACGATAAATCCTGTTACGCCTTTGGGGACTTTAAATTTGATGGAGTCAGCTTTATGAACAGGACTAGCCTCGATCAAGATTATTATGTGACTGAAAATTCAGACGCTTGTATTACTCTTGATACAGGGCAGCTTCATTTGGCGGGATGCACAGATACGTATATTGTTCAAATAGGAGCTTCTATCAACCCTTTGTGGAGAGCTCCTTACAGAAATGGTTCTCAAGAGTATAAGTACACTTTTGTAAATGGGACATGTAATTCCTTTTGCGCCTCAGATCCTCAGTATTCTGTTATAGAACACGCTACAATTAACAGCGTACCTCCTCTACCGTATTGCTTAGAAGGAAGGCCTAATTACGATTGCCAACCTACTTGGGAAAAAGTATTAAAGACTACATTAAAAGCTTTGGGCAGCGTGGACAATGAACCCAAGGAGTCGGAATCTGGTTGGTAAAATGATAGATTGTGACCTTTTTGAAATACACAAGGGGAATAAGAGCTATGCTTTAGTAGCTGAGTTAAATGTAATAAATTCTAGACCTTCGTTTATACGGGACGACTTTAAGTTATTTTCAACCCCTTTTATTAAGGACGGTATACTTCATTGCGCTTGGATAAATCAAGAAAACGATTTAGATTTTAATCTTCTAAGAGCTGTATTTTTTATTAATGAAGTTCCTATGGAGGAGCATATTTTTACAATACCTCACAATGAGGGTGGTGAATCTTGGTGGGGACATCCTTACATGAATAGATTACTTAATAAATTAAGTATTAAATTTTATGGCTGCTGAATCTATTTTTAGTTTTTATAGTGGAAATGGGCACGATGGAAATCTATCTGTCCATACCAAGGGCGCTATCTTTACTTTGGAGATGGAGAGAGTCTTTAGTAATAGGTATTTCACAAGACTTTTGAATCCTTTCTCTCAATATTCTTATGAAGGAGAGGAAGATAAGGCTTTTTCAAAAGAAGAAAGGATAGACTTTTTAGACTATATAAAAAAAATATTGAAGTTAAAGGGCGTGTTCGAACAAAGCTACAGTGTTGGGCTTTTCGATTGGGGTACACCTGAAGAGGCAGTAGGCCTGCTGACTGAATATTTTAATATTGAAGAAGTGATTCATAGAGATAGCGACTTCACATCACACCATAAGGCTCACGCCGCCGGATCATTCTTTTCTAGCGGATTTGAAGAAGCCTTAGTCATTAGTCATGACGGAGGAGGAAACGATGGCACTTTTTGCGTTTACGACTTAAAAAAACCCAACCCCAACTTCACTCAAATAAACGAAAGGGAGATGAATCCCTATCCAACAAAATATGCTAGGATAGGAAACTTCATAAAAGAAATAAGGAAGCTGCAGTTTGGGGACTATTTGGAAACAAAATCTTACCAACACAATGGGGTCAGTTACCCCGGAAAAATCATGGGTTTGGCTGGGCATGGGTCATTAAATAAAGACTTTTATGAAAGAATTTTTGAATATTTTAATGATGGAATGGCTCAAAACATGTCTGGATCATATTTGAAAAACTTTGGGGATTTTAAATATAATCAATTTAAGGGAGTACGAGCTTATGATTTGGCTTTTAGTGCCCAGTTAGCTTTTGAAGACGTTTTTTTAAACGATTTTAAAAAATTTTTCAAGGATCATAAAAATGTTTGCCTGACTGGGGGAGGAGCTTTGAATGTTTTACTCAACGAAAGATTAAGTAAAAGCTACCCACATGTTAACTTTTTTGTACAACCGTCTCCGGGGGATAGCGGATTATCTTTCGGAATGATATCTCACTACATCTATAAATGAAGAGAAGAATACTATACGTACCGATGCACTTGTCTACTGGCGGCTCTCCTCAGTGGCTCTACGAACTAATTAAAGTAAGCATGATTCAGAACGAGGTTTTTGTTGCTGAGTTTAATAATTACGGTAGCTTTGAAATACAGAAAAATAAAATAATAAACTTAGTAGGAAGAAAAAAGCATGAATGCGTAGGCCCTACATTTTCCGACAATTGGACAGAAGAGAGAAATAAGCTTTGGGATATTATACAAAAGTTTAAGCCGGATGTAATCCATTTCAACGAGATTCCAGAAAACTTTGAATACAATGGGTTTCCCGAAAAGCTTTTAGAAAAAATT